CTCAACTGCACCCGGCCGATGCCTATGTACTCCGTGCCGGGTCTTATCGATCACTTCTAATGGGCATTGGTCTCGGCGCGGCGGCTCTCGGGTCGGCCGCGATCGGTGCGGGAGCCTCCGCGTTCGGGGGCTTCTCCGCCAATGCCGCCAGCAAGCAATCCGCTGAAGATGCGATGGATTTCCAAAAACACATGTACAAACATCGGTATCAGTATCAGATGCAAGACATGCGCAAGGCTGGCCTCAACCCCATCCTGGCCTACCGCCAGGCGCCGCCCGGCTCGCCGTCAGGCTCGTCTTACCTGGCGCAAAATCCCTTCATGCACGCCGGCGAAACAGCTGTTCGCGGCGTCAGCTCGGCGGTCGACGCACGCCGGCAAACTCAGCAACAGAAGCAATCTAACGAACAAATCCGGCAGATAGACGCGGCCGTCACGAATACGGAGGCCGATACCGCTGTGAAAGCGTCTCAAGCCAAAAATATTCAGACCGATACGGCTCTGAAAGTAGCTCAGACTGCGGCGGCGGCGGCCGCCGCATCACAATCAACCGCTCAGGTTCCGGTTCTCAAAGAGACGGAAGCACTCACCAAACTGAAATCTCTCGTGGAGCAGGAAACACTCAAAGCCTCGAAGCGGACCGGCAAGGCGGCCGAAATCGAAGAGGATATTCTTGACAGCGCGGTCGGGAAGTTCCTCAAATGGATTGACTTCGCCGGGCGCGCCCTCAATCCCTTCGCTTCAACGGCGAAAGACGCGTCTCAACTCTCACCGAAAAGGAAATGAGCATTATGGAAACAGACAACACTCTCACCGAACCTAGGTGTTACTACCCCGAAATTCTGCGGCCTTACGAGCGCCCGGGACGCTTGCCTGTCTCGTTCGAAGGCGTCCACTCTCTCACCAAACAGGCGTCTGCCGGGGAGTGCGACATAAACATGATCATGGCGAGGTATCAGAAAAGCGCCGTCATCGAACACTTCAACCACCATCAGGGTCAGTACGGCGATTTCGCCGGCGTCCAAGACTACCAATCGTGTCTCGATCAGGTCCACGCGGCCAACGATATGTTCGCGGAGCTGCCCGCTGCGGTCCGCAAAAAGTTCGAAAATGACCCAGGCGTCTTCCTCTCCTTCGCCCTGGACCCCGACAACCTCGAACAACTAGCGGAGCTAGGACTTGCAAAAGTACCACCACCCCGTGAAGACAAATCTTCTGGCGTACCCTCGGCCTCGGCCGAGGGCGACGGGACGGAGGCCGCATAGCGGCGCCCGAAATGGAAAACACCACCGGAAAGAGGCTCAAAAAAAGGACGTTCGTCCTAGCAATTCTTGCAATTTGCAGCCTCGATTTCGACCAAAACGAGCCCCATTCCAATCGCGGCAGCGATGTACCGAAAGTCGAGGCAGGGGCTCAAAAAATCGAAGACCATCAGTTATGCTACTTGTCCATAACTGATCCAGGTGACACCGCCGTCAGAAGGTGCTCCCCTTAAAAACCTCGGAAAGGAATGAAAATGTCAAAGTTCTCTAAGCGAAAAAGCGTCTCTCGGAAGCGGTCGAAAAAGCTGTTTCGCAAAACAGCCATGAAAACCCACAAAAGGAATTTATCCGGTACGCCCATGCGGGGCGGAATTCGCATCTGATCCTCTCGTGGGATGCTATCATCCGTTGCAGGGTTGGCGCGGCCGCCGCGCCGATCCTGAAACCGGCAAGGCGAAAGTGGTGTTCAATCGATCTCAAGGATACGAAGACGTCCCGGTGACTGTCCCTTGTGGGCAGTGCATCGGTTGTCGTATCGACCGATCAAAGGAATGGGCAGTAAGGTGCTATCATGAAGCAAGCCTGCACGAAGATAACTGCTTTATTACTCTTACTTATTCTGACGCTTTTCTACCTCCCGATCTTAGTTGCGACTATAGCGTATTTCAGCTCTTTATGAAGAGACTTCGAAAGAAGTATAAGACTGGCATACGTTTCTTCCATTGTGGAGAATACGGAGACGAAAACGGTCGCCCACACTATCATGCCTTGCTATTCAATCATGACTTCAAAGACAAAACGCTTTGGAGCAATAACAAAGGCAAGCCTACTTATCGCTCTGCTGAGTTAGAGGAACTCTGGCGATATGGTTACTGTACGGTGCAAGACGTAAACTTCGCTACAGCGGCCTATTGTGCCCGATACATCATGAAAAAAGTAAACGGCCATGCCGCAAAAGATCACTACGTATGGACCGATCCGGTAACGGGAGAGGTCCATGAAAGAAAACCTGAGTATTGCCAGATGTCTCTCAAACCGGGCCTCGGGCTAACTTGGTACAAAGCCTATCGCGATGATCTCTGGCCGGATGACTTCTGCGTAATCGAAGGAAAGAAATACAAAATCCCGAAATACTATCTTACTCAACTGGAAAAGGAGGAAAAATGCCAGCATCAAAAAGTAAAGGATGAGCGTCAACGCGCAATCCGAAAACATGAAAAAAACAACACAAAGGAAAGGCTCGCGGTTCGTGAGAAATGCGAAGCCGCAAAATATAAACTTTACGAAAGACCTGCTTGATGAAACTGGTAATGTGGTCAATCCACGATACAAAAGCGGAATACTACTCTCCGCCATTCTATACACGCACGTTCGAGGAAGCCGTTCGAGCAGTATTAGCTACGGTTCAAAAGCCTGATCATCCCTTCTCCACAAATACTACAGACTATATCCTGGTTAAAGTTGGAGAATGGAATGAAGATCTAGGCAACATAGAACCAAAACACGAACGTCAATGCTCTCTCGATACTCTCATAAACTCCGTTAGCGAAAGGTAAAAACATGGCGAAGCTACCTTCTGTAATGAAACACGATTTCTCTCGTGTCCCTAGCGCTGAAATACAGCGCTCGTCTTTTGATCGCAGCCATGGCTGCAAAACAACCTTCAATGCTGGCGACCTCATTCCAATCTTTGTCGATGAAGTTCTGCCCGGCGATACTTTCAAACTGTCAATGTCCATCTTTGGACGGCTTGCTACGCCGCTGCATCCGATCATGGATAACATGTTTCTGGATACACAATTCTTTTTCGTACCCAACCGGCTTGTCTGGGATAACTGGGAGAAATTCAACGGTGAGCAAGATAACCCTGGCGATAGTACGGATTACGTCGTTCCCGTCGTCCAATCGGGTGCAACAGAGGCGTTCGATAGCCTGTCGATCTACGACTACATGGGGCTCCCACCCAATATACAAAACCTCGAGGTCAGCGCGTTCGCACTACGCGCGTACAATCTCATCTGGAACGAATGGTATCGGGATCAAAATCTGCAAGATAGCGTGGATGTTCCGAAAGATGACGGACCGGATGAGCGGACGGACTACACGATACTCAAGCGCGGGAAGCGTCATGATTACTTCACGTCCTGTTTGCCGTGGCCTCAGAAGGGGCCTGCTGTCGATATTCCGCTCGGTTCCTCTGCGCCGGTGATCGGCCTCGGCGCGCGGGCGTCGGCAACCATGAACGATCAAACCGTGACCGAAAGTACGGGCGATCAGGTGACCTATCTCAACGCGTTTGACGTAGCGGGCGCTGCGACCCCGATCCTGGCGAAACAGGTAGACGGGACGCCGGGCGTCCCGGCGATCTTCGCGGACCTCACTGAAGCGACGGCCGCGACCATCAACTCGCTGCGGCAGGCTTTCCAGGTTCAGAAGCTCCTGGAGCGCGACGCGCGCGGCGGCACCCGTTACATCGAACTGATCAAAGCCCACTTCGGCGTCACGTCGCCCGATCAACGCCTGCAGCGGCCTGAGTACCTAGGAGGCGGCTCCACGCCCATCAACGTCAACCCGGTAGCCCAGACCTCGTCGACCGACGATACCTCACCACAGGGCAACCTAGCGGCGCTGGGGACCGTTTCAGGAACGGGCCACGGCTTCAGCAAATCGTTCACCGAACACGGTACGATAATCGGCATCGTTTCGATCCGCGCGGACCTCAACTATCAACAGGGCATCAACCGAATGTGGTCGCGCCAAACACGGTACGACTTTTATTGGCCTGCGCTCGCACATATTGGCGAACAGGGAGTACTCAATAAAGAAATCTACGCTCAGGGAACCTCGGACGATGATCTTATCTTCGGCTACCAAGAACGGTTCGCTGAATACCGTTATAAACCTTCAATCATTACTGGAGAAATGCGGTCGACTTACCCGGATAGTCTTGATACGTGGCATCTCGCGCAAGACTTCTCAGACCTTCCGGTCCTATCTTCTGCATTCATCGAAGAAAATCCGCCTATCGACAGAATAATCGCGGTGCCTACTTCTCCGCAACTCTTGTTCGATTGTTACTTCAAACTCAACTGCACCCGGCCGATGCCTATGTACTCCGTGCCGGGTCTTATCGATCACTTCTAATGGGCATTGGTCTCGGCG